GAGCTGCAGCAGCAGATCCGCCGACTGGCCCACGAGCCCATGACCCAAGACGGCGCCGCGATCGCTGGACTGATCACCGGCCGAGCAGGCACCCCGAGCCCGAAAGTCCGCCAGAAGCTGCAGGAGGTGAGGGCGGTGGTGCTGGCCAACCAGAAAGCGGCCGACGAGCGAAAGGACGCCGATGCCAAGGCGCGCCGCAATGAGTTCGAGCAGCGCCGCGCTGAACAGCTGGCCCGCCTGGACGAACTGCAGGAGAAGCGCGCATGACCGACCGTATTGCCGTCAACAGCGCGCCGCGCCTGACCGAAGCCATCACCCGCCTGACCGCCATGTTCCGTGAGAAGAAATACGTGGTGGTGAGCCTGCGCCCGGGCAAGGACCGCACGCTCGATCAGAACGCCCTGTGGTTCGCCATGTACCAGCGCATCGCCGAAATGACCAACATGGGCGACGTCGAGGACGCCCGGCGCTACTGCAAGCTGCACGTCGGTGTGCCGATCATGCGCAAGACCGACGTCGACTTCTTCAACGCCTGGAATCGCTCGTTCCTGCACCTGACGTACGAGGAGAAGTTGCACCTGATGGGGCCGTGCAACCTGTTCGGCCCGGATGGATTCCCGGTTACGCGCCTCTTCAATCGCGCCCAGGGCATCGCCTACACGGACCAGATCGTCTGCGAGTTCGCTGGCAAGGTGGTGTTCGACGATCTGCTGGGGGACGTGGCATGAAGCGTAGCGAGCTGAAACGCAAAGTGCCGCTCAAGGCCAGCGGCATCAAGCCACGCACACCGCGGCAGAAGACTTGCGCCAACCCGGCATGCGGCCAGAAATTCACGCCAGCCCAGGGCGCTGTGGGCCAGAAGGTCTGCAACTGGCGGTGCGGCTTGGCCATTGCAGGTCAGCCTGAAAACCAGAAGAAGGCGCGCGTGGCGATCGAGCAGCGGGAGCGCCGCGAGATTCAGGTGCGCAGGGAAAAGCTGAAGACCTACGGCGAGCATATGGCTGATGCCGAGAAGGCCGTGAGGGATTGGCGCCGCACCTACGAATTGTCCATCGGTAGTGGCTGCATGAGCTGTGACAAAGATCAGCATCAGGTGCAAGCCGCGTTGGGCTGGATTATCGGAGGTGCCTGGGATGCTGGTCACTACCTGAGCAAGGGCGCCCGCCCTGAGCTGCGCCTGGAAGAGAACAACATCTGGCTCCAGTGCAAAGGCTGCAACGGTGGCTCAGCCAAGTACGCCCGGAAGGGAGAGTCGGTGCGTAACGGGTTCCGCCTTGGCCTGATCGAGCGTATCGGCCTTGAGGCCGTGGAAGCGCTCGAAGCCGATCACCGCCCCCGCAAATACACCATCGAAGAACTCAAGCAGATCACCGCCCATTACCGGGCTTTGACTAGAGAGCTGAAGGGGAGAGCAGCATGATCTACACCAGCGCACGCGCTGCAATAGTGTCGGCGTTGGCGGCCGATGCGATCGATAACACCAGTAAGCAGGCTTGGCAGAAGCTCTATCGCGCCGGTCATGAGGATGGCCACGACCCGGCAACCCTCGGCCCCGCCCGCGACGAAGCATTGTCCCGGGCCGATGTGGATTGCTGGGTCCATGCCCGGCTGCACAGCCAGCTCAAGCCCCGCCACTGGGATGTGCTGGTGGCGAAGTACAGCACCCACCGGGAGCGCAAGAAACGGGCGATTCAGTCGCTGATTCCGCTGGTGGCCACGCCCGCGCCGCGCCAGTTCCTCGGCATGGCCGTATACACCTGGGCGATCCCAAAGCTGGCCGGCGTCGAAGGGAAGCGATCCAGCGATGTCATCGTGTTGGAAAGCTGGTTCTACGACATGAACAACTGGGGCGATGGCGGCCGGCCGGAGCAGACCCGGCGCCGTTGGAGGCTTGGAATTCGCTCGGTGCTGGAGGAAATGCTTAGGGAGGCAGAGCAGGCCGCAGAGCAGATTCTGCTGAATGAGGGGCTTTTGCTCGAAAGTGCGGCATAGCCTATTGCATTGAATGAGCGGGTGAGCGATTATTTACCCATCCTGCCGATCTTGCGTATGAAGGATCAGCAAACCGAAGCCCAGCCACCGAGCTGGGCTTTTTTGTCTCTGCACTCTGGAGATTGACGATGAAAAGCGAATATCGCCAAGCCGTTGAGTCGGCTATTGCGCAGAAGGCGAAGCTGGTAGAGGTAACCGCTCAGCATGGCGAGGCAGTCGCCAACGCGGAGCGATTAGGCGAGGCTGTGAAGTTCAATCAAGAAACCCTAGATCGCTATGAGGAAAGGGTCTCGGAGTTAGAGAGAGTTGATGCTAGAACCCAACGCCGACCTTGAGCAGTGTTGGGTATTCAAGATTGCCTTTGGTGGCCTTGACCTGGTTTTTCGTATCCACAATCAGCATTAAGTCCTTCGTGGAGTCGAATTCTGTTTCCACATATAGCCGATGGCAAAGGCTTTCGGCGGTTTCGCTTGCCTCCATTGCATAGAACGAAGACGTCTCCGCCCAGGGATGGGTAGTAGCGATCTCGACAACCTTTTTCACAAATGAGTCGTATCGGCTCTGATAAGTCGAGTCAGCTTTGAATCTAAAAGTAACAACGAAGTTTGCCATGGTTCCTTCCAATGTCTGTCTCTAGAAGTCATGACGATAGCACGTGGCCATCTACGCGCAATTCTGCAGGCTTTCTATCTCTGGCCCATGGCCGCATGGAGTACAACGATGAGCGACCCGGCAAGCGCCGCAGCGATTACGGTTGCCGGCGCCATTGGTGCTGGTCTATCCGGGTTCCTCGCGGGGGTGGATGGCAACGCTGCTACAGGCGCGCTTTGCGGTGCATTGGTGTTCGTCATGGCCCGCCCCGATCTGAAGCAGCTCGAGCGCGTCGTGTATTTCTTCGTCAGCTTGCTGATGGGGTACTTGTTCAGCCCGGCGCTATCCGACCTTGAGTTTCAGGGCATTCGCCCATTCGCGTACTCGGGGCCGGCAGCATTCGCAGCCGCCGCTCTGGTTGTGACCGTAACCGTGGTGGCGATCAAGAAGCGCGGGCCACCGCCGCCTGTAACGGGAGACGCCGATGGCTAGTTTGATCATGACCCAGGCCACGTTCTGGCTGTGTGTGGTGCTCTTCGTCCGGTTGTTCACCTTTCAACGGGGCACCCTGCGGTTTCGCCGGTCGATGTCCTGCCTGGCCTACGTGGCGATGGCCAGCGCAGGCGCAGCAGTGATCCACATCATGCAAGGCGACCTAGTGTTGGCGGGGCATGCATGGCCGTTGGTGGTGCTGCTCTCGATCTTCACTGGCCTTGTCATGCGAGCGCGGGGAAATCTGGCCGCAGTGCTAAGGCCAGGGGCTGGGTGGAACGGGGTGGAGCGGCGGGCTAAGCCCTAAATTACATCGAATCACAGATGAGTCCTCGCCACACCTATAGCAAGATGAACACCAGTGCTGAGCGCTTCGCCGGTAAGCTTTTTAATGGAGTCAATGGCGCCTCTCTTTGCAGCCTCTTGAAGAGATTGCCCGATGCTCTGTCCAGTTGAAATACTTTTGGGAACGGCCTTTAGCACCTCTAGTCCCTTGGCAGTTAGGACGCACTCCGTGAACGTATACGGACTGCCATCCGCTTGGCTGCCATGATTGAAGTAGCCCGTGTCTGCCAGCCAACGCAGCGTGTAGCTGAAGAATTCCGGGGCGTTGAAAGCCTGCTCACACTGCGTCGCTTGGTCCTGATCAGCTGCGACGATTAGGTGCAGAAAAGGATAAGCGTCGAGGTTTACTGGCTCCGGGAACGACTCGTACAGTCGAGCGAAGATTGCGCCGGTAAGTCGGTCAAAACGCTCCATGTTGCTCATCTGTTGGTTCTCCAAAAAAGACTCTAACTACACCGTTGAGAGCACCAATGACAACTACGCCAGTGGCCCGAGGTGGATCAAATGCGCCTCCGAGCGACTTCGCAGTCAATCGGCGCATTGATGGGAGACCAAGCCCGCCGGCAAGCATGCTTGAGTCGATTTTCCTCACTTTAACTCCTGCGCCCGAGGTGCTCGAGTGGATCAACGACCAGATCCTCGCCGACACTGGCAGCATCCATAACCCCGAACACTCTCATCTGATCGACGCGAATGTCCGCGTGCTCTGGGCATCCTCCGGGTTCGCCAAGCAGGGGCGGGTAGTGCTTGGCCAGGCCGAGCAAGTCATGTTCCGCGCTGGTGGCTGGCAGAAAGCCCGACAAGAGCAGCAGATGCGGGAGTGGTTCGGCGAAGAGCCTGACTTTCTGATCACCCTGGCGGCCGACTACTGCGCCGAATGCTCGGATGCTGAGTTCTGCGCGCTTGTGGAGCACGAGCTGTATCACATAGCGCAGAAAACCGATGAATACGGCGCGCCCAAGTTCAAGCAGGACGGGACACCAAGCCTCTACCTCAAGGGCCACGACGTCGAAGAGTTCGTCGGTGTGGTTCGCCGCTACGGTGCGAGCGAAGAAGTCCAGCAGCTGATCGACGCTGCCAGCAACCCGCCAGAAGTGACAAAGATCAACATTGCGAGGGCCTGCGGAACCTGTCTGCTCAAGTCGGCCTGAAACCAGACAGGCAATAGACGGAAACCCTACATATGGCAGCCCTGAACAGCGAGGTGAAGGCCTACATCGTTCAGGCGCTGGCCTGTTTCGATACGCCCAGCCAGGTGGCGGCGGCCGTCAAGAGGGAATTCGGCATCGAGGTCAGCCGGCAGCAGGTCGAGTCGCATGATCCGACCAAGCGCTGCGCGAAGACCTTGGCCAAGCGCTGGGTGGTGTTGTTCGAAGACACTCGCAAGCGCTTCCGGGAGGAAACGGCAGAGATCCCGATCGCCAATCGCGCTTATCGACTTCGCGCCATGGGCCGCTTCATTGAGCGTGCCGAGACCATGAAGAACATCCCGCTGGCAATGCAGATCCTCGAGCAGGCGGCGAAGGAGTGTGGCGACATGTACGTGAACCGCCAGAAGAAGGCGGACGCAGAGGACGAGCCGGCGCCGGTGACCAGTGTGCAGGTGCACGTAGTGGACGCGAGGAAGCCGAATGCCGACGCTGAACGTCCCACAGGCTAACTTCCTGCAGCTGCCGCACAAGTTCAGGGGCTTCGTCGCTGGCTTCGGCTCGGGCAAGACCTGGGTAGGGTGCTCGGCGCTCTGCAAGCACGTGTGGGAATGGCCGGGCATCGACAGCGGCTATTTCGCCCCGACCTATCCGCAGATCCGCGACATCTTCTTCCCGACGATTGAGGAGGTCGCCTTTGACTGGGGGCTGAAGGTCAGGACGAAGGAGAGCGACAAGGAGGTCGACTTCTACAGTGGCGGCCGGTACCGGAGCACGACCATCTGCCGCTCGATGGAGAAGCCGCAGACCATCGTGGGCTTCAAGATCGGACACGCCCTGGTCGACGAGCTGGACGTTCTGCCCGCGCTGAAAGCTCAGCACGCCTGGCGCAAGATCATCGCGCGGATGCGCTACAAGGTCGAAGGGCTGAAGAACGGTGTTGACGTCACCACGACGCCCGAAGGCTTCAAGTTCGTCCACCAGCAGTTCGTAAAGCAGCTGCGCGAGAAGCCGCACCTGCAGGGCATGTATGGCCTGGTCCAGGCGAGCACGTTCGACAACGAGCTGAACCTGCCCGACGACTATATCCCGTCGCTGATGGAGTCGTACCCCGAGCAGCTGATCCGCGCCTACCTCAATGGCCAGTTCGTCAACCTGAACTCCGGGACGATCTACCACGCATACGACAGGGTGCTGAACTCCTCGCAGGAGACGGTGCAGCCGGGCGAACCGATCTTCGTGGGCATGGACTTCAACGTCGGCAAGATGGCCGCGGTGATCCACGTGAAGCGCCTGGGCCTGCCGCATGCGGTCGACGAGATCGTGAACGCCTACGACACGCCCGACATGATCCGGCAGCTGCGGGAGCGATTCTGGCTATATGCCGATGGCAAGTACTCGTCGACTCGCGAAATCAGGATCTATCCCGACGCTTCGGGTGATGGGCGCCGCTCGGTGAACGCCAGCACCACCGACCTGGCGCTGCTCAAGCAGGCCGGCTTTCAGGTCATCGCGCCGGCCGCCAACCCGCCTGTGAAGGACCGCATCAACGCCATGAACGCCATGTTCTGCAACGCCGAGCAGGCACGGCGGTACCGGGTCAATGCCGATCGCTGCCCCACGTACGCGGACAATCTCGAGCAGCAGATCTGGGACAAGAACGGCGAGCCGGACAAGAAGCAAGGCAACGACCACAGCAACGACGCCGGCGGCTACTTCATCCACAAGGAATACCCGATCGTGAAGCCGATCGTCTCCACCAAACTGGGATTTGCTCGATGAACGACGTCTCCTACAAGCGGCCCGAGTACATCGAGGCCCTGGATCGCTGGAAGATGGTGCAGGACGTCTGTGCCGGCCAGCACCGTGTCGTAGATCGGCTGCCG